TTCTATTTAAAGATGGCAACAGACCCAACATCGGATATTCAATCTAATAGGTCTGCGCTTGAAACAATAAAAACAAAATATCTTTCTGGCTATCTTCCAAAGCTAGAAAGAAAGCCAGAACCAACAGCAGAACATTATAGATTTAACAGCAAAACAGGAAAGCTTGAAGCGGTAGAATGATTGTAGATGCTCCAGATGGGAAAAAGATAGATTTTGGAGAAATGATGCCTCAAGAGATTGAGGCGCATATGGCGAAGCTTTATCCGTCAGAAGAAAACTTACACACTAAAATGTATAACGAAGCGTTTGGAAAACAAGCAACCAGCCCTCTTGCTGCTGTTGGAGGATATTTACATGGTGCCGTTCATCAACTTCCTTATGCAAGCGAAGGCATTTCTGCTGTTGGTGCTGCACTAAATGCTGGTGAAGGAAAAGACTTTGGAGATAGATACACAAACCTTCAACAAAAAATGCAGGTTGCAAGAGAAGCATCTTCTGCATTAAATCCTGGAGCAAATCTTTTGGGAAAAGGGTCTGCTCTTCTTATGCAGCTTCCTGCGCTTGGTGCCGTTAAAGGAATATTGCCGTCTGCAATTGCAGGGGTCGGATATGGATCGTCTGATGTAGATTCATTTAAATCTACTGGCGATGCAATGGGACAAAGACTTGGCGGGGGAACTTTAGGTGCTGCTCTCGGTGGCGGAATCGCTGCTGTTCCTGAGCTTTTAGGAGCAGCAAAAACAATAAGTACAGGCATAGGAGCAAGAACAACAGAAGAATTAAGAGAGGCTGCTCCAAAGTTATTTGAGGCTGGGGCGCAAACAATAAAGAAGAT